CTACCCGTTCGAAGCACGTTTGAAATCAGGTCTGATGATCTTGAAACTACCAGGTGAAACGCTCTTTTTCGTTTTATCGCCATAATTATCATCCGGCTGCGATCCGGCGTTTTCGGGGGGTTTCGGACAATCTGGGACAACGGGTTTCGCCCTCTTGTTCATCGCGGCGGCGGCGCGCTCCGTCGACTCGGTGCCGCGCTGGACGTAGAACGTCGACGTGATCACCGGCGTGCTGTGGCCGAGGAGCTGCTGCACGTCGGTGATCGGCAGACCGTCCTCGCGCACGAGGATCGTGCCGCAGGAATGCCGCGTGTTCTTGAAAGGCATAACCACCGGGAGCCCCTTCTTCGCGACCACGTCCTTCCACCGGTCGGTGATGCGATCCGGCTTCGTGCGCTCGCCCTTGTGCTCGAGCAGAGGCCCCGACCCTTCGGCGTGAGGCTGCAACAGCTCGCCGAGCCATCGCGGGAAATAAGCCGTTCTCGCCGAGGTGAACGATTTCGGCGGCTCAAACCACCCCTCTCCCTTACGAAAATGGTACGAGCGCCATATCCTCACTGCGCCGAGGAAGTCCTCGGTGTCGACGGTCCAGTCGATCTCCTCCTTGTCGATGGCAGCGATCTCCGACCTTCTGAGCCCGATGCCGAACCCGATGGCAACGGCCATGCGCACGTCCTCGTCTCCGGGCTCGTCGAACGCGTCTATGTAATCCCACATTTCTGCCGACTTGACGGTGGGCTTGTCGACAGGATCGGCCGTCGGCTCCTCTACCGCGTCCGTGACGACGAACTGCAGGAGCTGCCATTTGACCGCCCTGCGGTACCCCTGCCTCAACAGCTTGTAGGCGTTGCGGCGGGAGCCGAGGCTTGGGATCTCGGCCAGCTTCTGCTCGACGTAGTATGGCTTGAGGTCGGACAAGCCGATATGGCCGAATAGAGGGATGATGTGGAGCCTGGCGGTCTGCTCGTACCCCCGATAGGTCTCGCGAGTTATCAGACTCTTGTCGCGCGGCCCGCCTTCGTACGATTTAGTTCTGACGCGGCTCTTCGCCCACGGCAGGTACATGCCGACGAAGTACTCGGCCACGGTCATGGACGTGGTCTCGACGATTCCGTGCTCGACCTTTATGGCCATGGCTCGAAGATCGGCCTCGTATTCCGTGCCCTCGAACGTCTCGTAAGGTCTCAGGCGCTTCCCCGTCGCCGGATCGTGGCCGCACGACACGCGGATCCCCCAATGCCGGCATTTCTCCCTTGGGCCATCGTCGAGCGGCTCCAGCTGGTACCTCTTGCGCTTCATGGTATACTTCACCATGCCTTTTCGTCAGGTTAGGCTGCAGCCCCGCCGTCCGCCAAGATAGTCGGGGCTGCGCTATTTACCGGCCTTACTTCAATCCAGGCCAGGCGTACGGGTCGAACTCGCGCCAAAGATGATCGTCGGACAGATCTCGCTTGCATATCGGGCAAACCTTGATCTGGTTCGACATGACCGTGGAGCTCGATCCGCATTCGCATTCGCTGCGCACCACCAAGCGCCCTGCCTCGATCCACCTCAGCGCCTGATCCCGTCTTATCTTTATCGATCAGCCTTCTGCCGTCTTCGCAGTATTCGCACATTGCGCTCTCCTGTTTCCGCAAGATCGTCGAAGTCGATCCGCCCGTCTGTTTTATTCACGCTCCATCTTCACGGTGGTCGTAGTTCCCATAGCCGATGCCTCGTAGCTCAAAACCCCGTTCTCGTATTTGAACGCTTTCGTCGCATCGCTTGAAGCCAGCATCGCCTTGTCCGTCTGCTCGGTATCATTGGCAGATTCCCAGCTGTAGCTGTCGGTCGCCTCTGTCGGAGCAACGTAGGAGCCAGCCCAATAAAGCGATTTGGTATCTCCTCCGTTGGACACCCAGTTGATCGTGATGGTGTCGCCTGAAATTGTGGCGACTTGATAGCTGTCCTCGGAGTTCTTGTTGGACTGCGTCCACTCCCCCGTCAGATCGAGCGGCTGCGCCTTCTCCTCCTGCTTCGGCTGCTCCTGAGCCGTCGTCGGCTGATCGGATCCGCTCTCCGGCTTCTCAGGCGACCCGCATCCTGCAAGGGTCAATGCAAGCGCTCCAGCGCAACCGACAACGGCAACCTTTCCTACTATCCTCTTCATTTTTCATCTTCCTTTCGTCTGGAACTTTCTAAAACTTAATCGGTTTCGCTGGAAGCGTCTTCCAGAAAATCTCGCCGATGAGGTGCACGGGCGGCGACGCCGGATCCTTTGTGTTGATGGCTATGTCCGGGTACTCATCGGCCATGGTGCTCTCGGCATGCAAGACGATAGTGTTGCCGGCGAAGAATACGCGCTTTATCGTCGCCTCGTCCCCGTTGACGCCGACCAACGCCACGCTCCCGTCGCGCACCTCCATATCGGGATCGCAAATCGCGATCTCGTCGTCGCGAAATACAAGATCCATGCTTGACCCCGCCGGCTTGACCCCGAAAGCGCGAGGGTGGCTCTCCGCGAACTCGTCGGGGATGGTAACCTCCTCGCCGTGCTGCTCGTACACCTCTCGCCACTCTCCTGCTGCGACATTGCCCAGCATTGGGACGATATGATAGGAATATGAAGGCTTTATTATTTCGGAGTTTGCAAAACGTTCTTTAGATGCTAGCCCGTTCTCTAAGCTAAGTAGATCGTCGGTTGTTATCCCAAAGGCATCCACTATGCTCTGGATGTTCTTAGCCGA